CTTTGAAACTTTTACTGCTAATCTATCTAATTCTGATACAACCTATTATGCTATTGTTGATAATACAAATGGTGCTTTTGAGGTTGGTCTAGGAACATTTACATCCTCTGGTACAACATTAGCACGATCAGTTTTAGCGAGTTCAAATAGCAATAACTTAGTAGACTTTGGTGCAGGAACAAAAGATGTATTTATAACCGTTCCTGCTAGTAAGATTGTTGTTGAGGATGGTAGTAATAATGTGTCTATCGGAGGTACTGTAACAGCTTCTGCGTTTAGTGGTAGCGGTGCAAGTCTTACAGGTGTTGATGTAGTAAACGACACGAGTCCTCAGTTAGGTGGTAATCTAGACCTAAATGGTAATGACATTGTAACAACATCCAACGCAGACCTAGAGTTAGCTCCAAACGGAACAGGACACGTTACAGTCAAAGGTAATACCAATCAGGGAGCCATACAGTTTAACTGTGAGAATAATAGTCATGGTCAGATAGTAATCGCAGCCCCTCACTCAGAAAGTGCCAATAATACATTAACATTACCCAGTACAGGTGGTGATGCTCGATTAGTATCAACATCTTCGACTGCTACGCTAACAAACAAAACATTAACTACGCCTGTTATTGAAGAGATAGATTCTACAGGTTCTATCACACTAGATGCAGCCACAGATATTATTTTAGATGCAGGTGGAGCCGATGTAACGCTCAAGGATGATGGCACTACATTTGGTAGCTTAACAAATAGCAGTGGTGAGCTTGTTATAAAGTCAGGCTCAACACCTACAACAGCCGTTACATTTAGTGGGGCAAATGCAACCTTTTCAGGCAACCTTACAGTAAATGGAACAACAACGACAATAGACACTACAAACACGACAGTCAAAGACACCTTGTTGGGGTTAAATAGTGGAGCTACATCAAACTCTAATGACTGTGGTATTATTATCGAAAGAGGCTCTACAGGCAACGATGCTTTGTTTATTTGGGATGAGACAGAAGACAAGTTTGCTTTAGGAACAACCACCGATAACGCAAGTAGCACAGGCAACCTTAATATGACGAAAGGAACTCTTGTTGCAGACGTAGAGGGAAATCTTACAGCTACAACTATAAGTCTAGGAGGCTCTAGCGTAACTACAACAGCAACGCTATCAACAGGCATATCAAATGGTAATGTTTTAGTTGCAAATGCAAATGTAATTGATAATGATTTTTTAAGAGTTGACGGAACAAGCATAGAGGGGAGAAGTGCCTCTGAGCTTGCAACAGACATAGGGGCAGCCACAACAGACGACATTATTGCATTAAGCATAGCGTTGGGATAAAGGAGAAAAAAAATGGCAGATGACGCAATAGCAACTATTCAGGCAACTATATTACCTGATGAAATTGCAAAAACGATATCAGCAACAACGACTGTAACACCTGCTGATGCAAACGATAAATGGTATTACAAATTCACGAGTGTATCTAATTCTAGCACAGACTTGATTGCAGGATATTATACAGACTACACAGCCGTAGATGATGACACAGCACCAACTGCTGTGGCTACTGGTGATAAAGTGAAGTTCTTGTTTATTAAGAATGTCGATACAAATAGTAGAAGTATTTATGTAACATTTGATGCAGGCACAGCGTCTTCCTCTTTAGCTCAAGCTGTAACTATAGGACCTAATGAAGCCTTTACAGCTAGACTGCCAAATTGCACTGTAGCAGGGATACACGCAATATCGTCAGCATCTACAGCAGAGGTCATAGTGTGTGCGTTATTAGATGATGTAGGATAAAAATATGCCTAATACATTTAAAAACAAAATAAAAGATGGGAGTACTACATCAGCAAATGCTTTTGCCACTGTGTATACTTGTCCTGCAAGCACTACAACAGTCGTACTAAGTATCAATCTTTGTAATATTACATCAAGTCAGATAAATGCTAAAATAAGATTGGTGGGTGATGAGACAGGGCATCTTGGGTTTAACATACCGATACCTGCTCAAAGTGCCTTTGAATTTATGGCAGGTAATAAAACCATCATGCAAGCAGGACATAGTTTGCAAGTATCCTCCAACACAGCGAATAGCCTTGATACTATCATTGGAATAATGGAGCAAACATAATGCCGTACATAGGAAGCCAAGTTGGTTCTAGTTTTTCATCAAGACCTGCAACGCAGGAGTTCAACGGAGATAACTCTACAACGGTCTTTACGTTAAACCAGACTGTTACTCAAGAAGATATCGTAGTAAGCGTTGACGGTGTAATACAAGAGAGTGTAGACGCATTTACAGTGCCAAATGGCACGAACCTTACATTTACAGAAGCTCCATCAACTGGCACAGGTAATATCTTTGTAATGTATCTTGGTGCAACAGATACAAGTATTACGATACCAACACAGAACAAAGGCAACTTTAAGAATGGTGGTATGTTTAGAGTCAACTCACAGACTGTAGATGTGGATACAACAATAGAAGCAACAGACAATGCTACAGCCACAGGACCTTTGACAGTATCTTCTGGCATAACCATTACAGTAAACTCTGGAGGCAATCTAGCAATCATATGAGCAACCTTCTAGTACAGAATATAAAGCATACGAATGGCACTACGGCTCAGACTATTGATAGTTCTGGTAGGATAACAACTCCTGCTAGACCTTTTTTTCATGTGTATGTAGACAATGGTGGTAGTAATGTTACCAGTGGATCAGGAACAGATTTAGTGCAGTTTGATGGAGTTGTAAGTAATGTTGGTTCACATTTTAACGCTACCAGTTCAGGAAACGGCTACAGTTTCACAGCACCAGTAGCAGGTATTTATCAATTTAATTGGAATTTATCTATTTATGGTATTAGTTCTGGTAATTGGTTTAGACAACGAGTCTATAAAAATGGCAGTTCTTTGCAAATACATGGTTATATGGATAGTCAAACGACAGATGACCAAAATATAAATTCTGCGTTTTCTCTTTTGCTTTCAGCCAACGATTACATTCAATTTTATGCAAACTCGCAAGTTAGTACATTTTACTATTCAGCAGGAACGACATGGAACACTTGCACAGGATATTTAGTAGGATAAACAATGAGTACATTAAGAGTAGACAACTTACAAGGACAGACAGCAGATGGTACGAATAGGTATGTGGTGCAGGTTGTAAGCACTACAAAAACTGATACTTTTAGTGCTAATTCAGCACAAATTCAAGCTGTCACAGGACTTTCTGTATCAATCACTCCATCTAATACAAACAATAAAGTATTTATTATGGCTGATGTTAATGCTTCTGTGGATAATGCAGCAAGAGGATATCTTGCATTATATAAAGATGGAAGTGTTTTAGTACAAGGAGATGCTTCTGGGAGCAGAATACAAGCGGCTACACAACTCGCAGGTGCTGATAGCGGTCAATCATTGTCAAGCACCGTTAGTTTTTTGGATTCTCCTAACACAACATCAGCAGTGACATATCAAATATATTTGGTAGGAGAAAGTAGTTCTACACAAGTTCATGTTAATAGAAGTCACAACGATGCAGATGCCGCAGGTCGAGGTAGATTTATTAGCACGATTACAGCTATGGAGATTGCCCAATGAGTACACTATCAGTAGACACTATTCAAGGTAAAACTACAGCAGGAACAGTGGCTATGCCAGCAGGTCATGTTATTCAAACTGTGTCTACATCATTCTTAACTGAAGTTACAGAAAGTGGTTCAAGTTTTGTAGATACTGGACTATCACTAGCAATTACACCAAAGTTTTCTACAAGCAAAGTTTTAGTATTTGTCCATCAAATGGCAAAGGCTTTAGATGGTGCAGGTAGAATGAACTTGTTGAGGGGTTCAACTTCTTTAGAAGAACAGTATTTTGGTGAGGGTGAAGGTGGGGATTGGTATGGTCCTATAAATGTGATTTTATTGGATAGTCCTTCTACCACATCAGCTACAACTTATAAGACACAAATGCGTACAAATGGAGCAGGATCAGTTGGTGTTAATAGTCCTGTAGCAGGATGTACTATGACACTACAGGAAATAGCACAATAGGAGAAAAACAATGACAACAATGGCAACAGCATTAACAAGTTTAGGTATTACAGAATGGGTTCTTAGAGGAGAGCCTACAACAGAAGCAGAGTTTGCGTCTATGTTTCGTAAAGTCACAGGAGCAGACAGCAATGGTTCAGCCATAGAGAGTGCAGACCCAAAGGACTGGGGTGTAACTTTTGCACAGGTGGCAGGTGAAAAGACGTTACTGCAAAGCCGTGAGCCAATGCGATTGCTTCGTATAGAACGAGATAGATTACTGGCAGAAACAGATTGGACTGCGTTGGGTGATGTGACCATGTCGAATAACATGAAAACGTATAGACAAGCCTTGAGAGATTTACCTGCGAGTTCTGACCCAAAGCTAGATAGTAATGGTGGATTAGATATGAGTAGTGTAACCTTTCCAACTAAACCAAGCTAGGAGTAAGAAGTGGCGTTAACTAAAGTTAGAACAGCAGGTATTAACAACATTAGTACTCATTTGTTAGCACAACAGTTTAGATTGGCAGCAAATCAAACAGGTTCTGCAAGTACAGGCACTGTTCTTACTAATTGGGAGGAAGTGGATACAGATTATCAAGCAATAGGGTCAGTATGGTCACAGGTCTCTGGAGTATTTTCTTGTAGTCAAACTGGTGTGTATTTATGCACTTGGGTATTAGTAGTTAATGGAACAACATCAGGTGATAGATATGACCCTAATGTACAAATATCTACAGATAGTGCTAGTAATTATAATATTAGAAGTTTAGCGTGGGGTCATACAGATGTAGATAACGATGGAGCTTTGGATGGTACACTCACTCAAAGTTTTTTGTTTGATGTGTCTAATACAACAACCTTTCGTTTAAGATATAGGGAAAGTAATTCAAATGACCTTAACAATGGCACTACTATAGTGGGGAATAGTAATTATACTGCTACCAGTATTGCTTTCCTTAGAGTGGGAGATACATAATGCCCTATATAGGAAAAGCACCTAATCAAGGGGTTAGAACACGCTTCATATACCAAGCCACAGCAGGGCAGACATCTTTCTCTGGGTCAGATGCCAATGCAAACGTATTGAGCTACAGCGATGGTGAGTATGTAGATGTCTATCAAAATGGTGTTTTACTTAAACCTGCAACAGACTACACATCTACTTCTGGTACAACGGTGGTGCTAGTAACAGGAGCATCATTAAATGATGTGGTAGAGATTGTAGCCTACGATGCGTTTACAAT